GTTTTGTTTTATTATTTCATCAATCATCATGCTATAAATTTTCTTATCTTTTTTTTCAGGATACATAGCAGATTGAAGTAAACAAAATTCACCTACTTTATGATTTACTTCATAAGTAAAAAAGCCCGAAAATTCATCATTTATTTTTAAAATTATAGCTGAGTGTATTTGCATATTTCTTCGTGCTGCACGATATGCAACGCCGTCTAATAAAGCCAATTCAGCTACCTTAGATTCATATCCAGATCCAATAATTGAATCTAACTTTATTAATTCTATTTTGTCTGTAAATAAGTTTGTTTGTGTCATGATTTGATTTTTTTTAAGTTTGTTAAAAAAACACCCCCCGCCCTCTTGAATTATTAAATAACTAACCGGTTAAAAAATAATACGGGGGGTGAATAGGTTACGGATTAAAACGGTGATTCCTCACTAACTGTTGCCTTTTCACTTTGGACTAATTTTGTCCAAAACTTCTCAAAGAACTCCAACTGCTTACTGTTGTCGTAAACCATTTGCCCCTTTACTTTTACCTTTTCTAACTCAGGTAATTCGCCGGGATTGTCCTTTGACCATTTCCATTTCAGCGCCTTACCATTTTGATTTACGAAGATGGTGGTTTGCGGTTTACCATTTTCCCCAATCTTACTCGATGCAACCAGCTTAACAGGCTGACTGATATCGGCATTCGCAATGCTGTTAGTAAGGCCACGATAATAACCTGAATCAGTGCGAACCTGTACAAGATACTTTTGCCCCTCATCTTCCAGAACTACTTTCAGTTTGCGGAACTTAGTACCATTGTACTCATCATCCTGAAACTCGATGGATGTGATTTTACCATCCACAGCATCAAATAACTCGATGTCGCCATTGGCGCTTTTGCGGGCAAATTTGCCCTCTTTCAAATTTAGGTAGGTAATCCCTCCCGATGTATTGGATAAGCCCATAATTAGCCTGTAACCAGAGCAGGCGTGGTTTTAAAGTTTAATAGCTTCCTTAAATTTTTTATTTATATCTTCTGCGCTTTGTTCACACATCTGCTTTATCTTTTCAATCAACTCGGCATCTGTATCAAATGGCGTTCGATATTTTATTTCTATTAATATACATTTGAACAACCCCTCAGCGTGGCCAATAACCTTAGCCAGTTCAATAGCTTCATTTTTCATTTTGGTATTTGTTTAAAATTCCATTAATAACATCCTCACTTTGCGATATCTTTTTTATCTCAGCATTCTGCCATGTGTCATATAGGCTTTCATCCCATTTTATAGCGGAGTTAAACTCAGGGTAATCCTGCCCTTCATCATACCCACGGCACCCCATATACTCATAGGAACCTATACCGCTGTTCTCCATGTAGCAGTCTGCCGTGTATTCTATTTCTAATTCCTGCCCCAATACAATGGCATAGTATTTTATTGTGCATTCCATTTGTGGCTAATTTGATAAGTTAAAGATTTAGGTTTGCTCGTTGTATTTTCAGCGGCCCACAGATTAAGGGTGGCGTTAAATAACTGTAATTCTTTATCCGTATCGTCTTTTGTTATAAGCTGCCAACCGATACCCTGCACATCTCCTTTCTTACCCTCCGTTCGGGTTTTGGCATTAAGCCAAAGAATGGCTACTTTATTAACCCTTATGCCTGCTTTATTCATTAGCAAAGAACGATAAGCAGCAAGCTGCAACCAATACGATGGATAAATAGCGTTTGAGGTTTTAATATCCAGTAATATCTTTTCTCCATCCATATCAATAATACGATCAATAGTACCCGCATATCCTAATTCCTTGCTGATAATATTCAGCTCTATTGAATCGGTTACAAATTGAAACCTGTTGCGGAAATTAACATAGCGCTCAAACATTGCCCATTCGTTGAGTTTATACTCAATTTGCCCCTGTGGGTTAATTAAGCTAACTTCATAACCCGCATCATAAAACTCAGTAAGCTTGTGAACGACTGAACCCCTGCGCCCGGCTTCATCTCTAATTTCATCGGCATCTTTGCCGTTCTCTTTTAGCCAGTTGTAATAAGCAGCGCCCTTTGGGTAGCATTCGAGAATTGTAGTTACGGATGGAACGAAGCCCCCGTCCTCTGTAGAATAAAAACGGCTGTCGAGGAAGGTCAGCTGTTTGTTGTTGATTTGATACATATGCTTAACGTTTAGAATGCAAATATAAATTAAATTTTGAATAAACAAAATAAATTTTTACTTTTGTCAAAAATAAATATTTATGGAACAAAAAAAGAAACGTGGCGCAAAGCCAAAGCCTGAAGGCGAAAAGAAAAAAGTAATACAATTCTATTTAAAAGAAAAGTATCATGTCAAATTTATTAAGGAGATATCTCCAATCGTTAAAAAATACTCATTATGAAATTTATTACCATTTGCACATTAGAAGCAGCTAAAGTAGATTACGATACAGTACATATTAATATTGATCATATTGTCACCATTACTGATCATTGGACTGCAAGAGAGGATTCCGATATTTTAGATAATCATGCTAAAATACTTTTATCAAATGGAGCTGAAATAATTTGTGATGAAAGTGTAGATATGATTGAAAGAGATTATAAAGAACTTTTTAAACAAATTTAATATGAACATTTACGAATACCTTGAGCAAGGGGAAATTATCGACAAAGCATCCTACATTGCAGCGCAGGAGCTTATCGGTGTAGGGCATCATGTTATCCCACTTGACAAAGGAGAAAAGCGCCCCACCTCCAATATCAAAAAGATAAATGATATTATAAAGCATCCCATCAATCTGCAAAATGTAGAGTACTATTTTGGCAGGGATTGCGATATAGGTATCATGCTGCAGCGTGGCATGGAGGTTATCGATATAGATGAAAAGAACTGCAAAGGCATAACTAAAAAGATTCTGAACACAATCGAACAGGGGTGGCCTGAACTTTACGAAAAATTGGTAATATGTACAACCCCCACAGGCGGAGCGCATATAGAATACTTTGCAGAAAAGGTAGGCGGTGACCCTGTGCTTGCACGTGTAGAAGCATCACCACACCCGGTTACAGTTATCGAGCGGATTGATGAAACTAATAAGCAATACATTAAGACCGCCCCATCCGCTGGCTATTTTTATATACAAGGCAATCCATGCGAACTGCCAAAACTTGACATGGAAGAACGTGGCTGGCTTATGTCGGTAATGAAATCCTACGATCAAACCCCTGTATATGAAGTAAAGAAAAAGGATATCTCACGTGAAGATAGCCCGTGGAAAGTATTTAATTCTCAAAAGAATTGGCGCTATATTTTAGAAGAGTTGACTGAAAGGAATTGGAAGGTAGTAATGGAGCTAAATGATAGAGTAGTTATAAAGCGGCCTGATGCCACCTCCCGCCACTCAGGAAGCATCTTTAAAGATAGCAATGTTCTTTACCTATTCTCTACAGGTAGCGAACTTGAATCGGGTAAAGGATACACATCATTCGGTATTTACGCTCACTTTTATCATGATGGCAATATACATAATGCATCAAAGCAATTAGCCTCCGAGGGTATAGGTGTTAATATAACTGATGAAGGTCAATTCTGGAAAAAAGAACATAAGCGGATAAAAATAAAGTACACTGAACTGGCGGCATGGCTTGAGTCAATCGGTTACTATTTTTATGATAATCAACTGGTACAAGTTATCCACAATAAAGTCCGCATTGCAGAAATACCCGATCTTATTAAAGCATTCCTAAATGAAGTGGAGCCTGATATTTTAGATGATATGATTGAAAAGGTGCCTGTAATATTTAAGGAAAGCGGCGGTTTAATGCAGGGATTATTGACAAACCTAACCCGAGAATTTGTAAGAGATACCAAAAATGAAACGTGGTTTTTCTTTACCAATTGCGCCGTAAAGGTTACTAATGAATCATGTGAGCCCATACTTTATAATGAAATAAACGGATTAGTATGGGAAGAAAATATAATAAAAAGGCGCTACGAACCTACGGAATATAAAGGATGCGATGCTGACAGGTTTATAAATATTTTAGGCGGTAATGATGTCGAGCAACTTAATCAAATAATAGGATATAACCTAAGCCGCTACAAAGATCCGCTTATCTCAAAGTCTACAGTAATAATGGAAGACGTATCCGCTGAATCAGAGGGGGAAAGTCAGGGGCGCTCCGGTAAGGGTGTACTGGTTAAATTCATAAAAGAGTTTAGAAAGACCAGCTACATAAACGGAAAGACTATGAATTTTAGCGATACCTTTCTTTGGCAGTCTGTTCAAATGGATACCAACCTAATTTTTATTGATGATGTTGAAAAGTCTTTTCGCTTCACAAAGCTATTCAGTCAGATAACGGAAGGTATTGAAATAAACGCAAAGAATAAGGCAAAGATTATTATACCCTATGAAACCTCACCAAAGATTATTATAACCTCAAATTACGCAGTTGGTGAGATGGATGAAAGTACATACGATAGGAAGTTTGAATTTCCTGTTGTTAAGCATTTTACATCCAATTACAAGCCTATAGATGAATTTAAAAGGGCATTCTTTATTGACTGGGATGTGGCAGAATGGTCGAGGTTTGACAACTTTATGATATCATGCGCCCAAAAGTATTTAATGCTGGCAGACCGTGGTAAAATTACGGTGAGGACTTCAAATTCAATAGATAGAAATCTTATTAATGATACCGATAAAGCCTTTGTCGAATGGATGGATGACCAATTGCAGAATAACTTTTTTAAGTTTGCACCCGATGTACTTAAAAACGATCGGGTAATTATTGGCGGTAAATTAGTAACAAACGCAATAAACGTAAAGCAGTATAAAGAGTTTGCACATAATCCTGATTATTACATTGTAGAATCAAAACAAAGGGTTCTTGAGTTTATACATAAGGAGTGCAATAATAACAAAATAAGTCAAACGATGCTTACAAAATGGATTAAAAAATGGGCGCAGGTTAGGGATGTGGAAGTTGATTTGAGTTACAAAAAAAGCAATGATTCAGGACGTTTTTATAGGTTTATTTCGTGGCCTGATCAAAAGCAAACGCTCCAAGATGATACCCAAAATTACACGGAAGATTATTTTTAAAATGTCGGAAGTAGGAAAAATAGGGCAAAATTTGAATACCGGTAAAATTGTCATTTCCGATATTCCTATTTTTAAAACTATGCTAAAAAAAAATAGTTGGAATATCAAAGGCATTGATAATCAATGGTGTTATATCTTAATTCCTATTTTCCTACTTTATTTTACTTATAAAAATAAATAAATAAAAATATATATAATAATAGGGGTGTATGTATATATATAATAAGTAGGCAAAAAAATGATGGAAAATGGGAAATAAGTCAAAAAATAAGTAAAAGTACTTAGTTTATGGAAAAACAATGCAGAACGTGCGTATTTTGGATTATCGCAGCGGAAAGGACAAAAAGCCTTATCGATGGGGTGCATTACAGAACTAATCTTGGCTACTGCATGAATCCTGTTGTAAGGGATCAAATATTTCACGTTAGGAAAGGTGAAGAACAAATACTATTTTTAAACCATAAAAACATTGAGTTCGATGAATCATTCGGGTGCATACATCAAAAATCAAATATTAACGGATCTGTTCAAGAGCCGTGAACTTTGCGAAATGCTGAACAAGTTTGATGCCGGGGCAGGTAATGAAGATTTGAAGTCTGAATTATTTTTTGTACTTTGCAATCAGTCCGAAAGTAAAATCATTGAACTGAATGCTAATAAGCAGATGATGTTCTTCGCCACAGGTATCATTCAAAAGATGGTATTCCAGAAAGGCAAATTTTATAGAACCTATAGAAAAACCAATATAGAACTAAATAATAATATCGAAGTAGAATCAGAGGAGTATAATAGGGATAAAGATATTATGTTAAATAGAGTGCAGGAAAGTTATGAGAATGACTTGCACTGGGTGGAGCGATCAATGGTATCTTTGTATTTGGATAAGGGGTCAATGACAAAGATAAGTGAAGATGTGAAGATGCCTTTTAAGCAGGTGCAAAAAATAATGAAATCAGCAAGAACGAAAGTGGATAATGCAATAAACGGAAAGATGATTGGTAATTACGTTGTGGCGAATATGGATATCATTTTCGACATAAACGAAACGGTATGCCCTGATAATATCAATGAGATTTTAGAAGCGGCATGGGAGTATATAAGCTACCGGATAAAAGGAACTAAGATACCCTCAAGTGAAAACTATATTAAAGAAATCAAACCAATTAAACTAAAACGGATTATATGATTTTAATCATTCCGATAACGGCTGCTTTATTTGCTTTTCACTTTATAGATGTGCTTCGCATTCCTGAGCGGTGGCGTGTGCTATATCGCAAACCTTTCAACTGCAATCTTTGTTTATCCTTTTGGGTGGCTTTGCTTTTATGGCTTGTCCCTCCTATCTTTGTCAAAGTATTATTCACAGGCTTTGCAGCTTCAATCTTATCAGTATGGGGAATAAAGAAACAATAATACATCCTACGGCTATTATCTACGATAACGTGATTATTGAGGATGGCGTTTATATTGGTGCTTATTGTGTGATAGGTGCTGAACCTGAATGGAAAGGAAAGGAAGGCGAAGGCAAGGGAGTTATAATTAGATCAGGAACAAGGCTCACAGGATTTGTTACAATAGATAGCGGTGCGGAAGGTGTAACATATATCGGGGAGAATTGCTACATCATGAAGCATACGTACATTGCGCATGATGTTACTTTAAAAGATAACGTAACCATATCGGCGGGCGTTAGTATTGGCGGCTTATGTACAATAGGACAAAATACTAATATCGGAATGAATGCGGCTATTCATCAAAAGGTAAAAGTACCTGAAGGTTGCATGATAGGTATGGGCGCTGTAATTACAAAAAGAACTGAGATGGAAAAGTATTGCAAATATGCGGGTGTACCTGCAAAATTCATAGGTTACAATGACAGGCATAATATTTCTAAATTATAAGCGTAAAGACTATTCAATAAACGTATTGCACTCTATTAAGCAAATAGGATGCGAATATGAATTATTAGAAGTTGAAATGTTTGGCATTGCAGCGGCTATCAATTACGGCTTTAAATATTTTTTTGAAGAGAAAGGATATGATAAAGTGGCTATTTGTGCAAACGATATTATGATGCCAGCTGGTTGGCTGGATGCTATGGTTACGGCGGCGGATGCGATACCTGAAACGGGAACGAGTGCTATTTATTGCGTAGAGCATTTGCCTGCAGTTCAAAACATAAACGGCGTTAATGTACATCCTGCGTGGGGCGTTTTCGGGTGTAGCTTAGTAACTAAAAAAGCATTCGATACGATAGGATATTTCAACACTGATCAAGACCCATACGGGATGCAGGATAGTGATTATTCTTATCGCTTACATAAAGCAGGCTTTTTGAATTATTACATACATGGCATGAATTCTACCCATGTAGGGGCGGACGTTGGCAATGGCTCTGAATATCGTAAAATGAAAGATGAAGGTTTAAATAAGGCGGGGGCAATTTATGGTAAGTGGTGTAGGATTTATGATAGCGGAAAACTTTACCTACCTTATGAGCAAGAGAATTACATAATCGAAATGAATCAGTATTATGAGCAATAAACAAACATTCATAAAGTACGAAAACGAATGGATGACTGTAAGGTCAGGATTTATTCGTGAATTGACAAATGAATGTAAAAGTGAGGTTGAGCGTATTTATAAAGAGGAGATTGATATTAACTGGCTTCCTAACAAATGGTGCAAAGCCTGTTACTTTGATGCGATTAGGAGATTAATAATTAAATTTGGACTATAATGCCATTACCGAATAAAAACGAAACGAAAGATGATTACCTTAAACGCTGCATGGGCGATAGTGAAATGCAGCAATACGATCCTGAGCAACGCTATGCCGTTTGTAATTCGTATTGGAAGGAGGAGAAGTTAAAAAAGATATTTTATAAAGAACCTAAAACAGTATTTGATAATGGCAAACGAACTAAATGAGAAGCAGGAGCTTTTTTGTAAAAATTATGTGAGTAAGGATTTTTTCGGAAGCGGTGTTGAAAGCTATGCCGCTGCTTATGGACTTGACTTAACGAATCAAAAAGATTACAATAATGCAAAGGTTGCTGCGAGTAAATTACTAACAAATTCAAACATCCTTTCACGTATCAATGAGGAATTGGATGCCGCTGGGTTGAATGATAATTTTGTTGACAAACAATTGCTTTTTGCCATTACTCAAAATGCGGATTTAAGTTCAAAGGTTAGGGCAATTCAGGAATACAACAAACTGAAACAAAGGATTATTGAGAAGCTTGAAACCAAAAACAATAACAAAATAACTGTTGAATATGTTAGTGCGACTCCCGGAGCTTCACACGAATCAGAAGAAAATAAGGCAGGAGTCTAAGCGCTTCAACGTTTTGGATTGTGGCCGTAGGTGGGGCAAGTCTAAGTTGAGTGTTAATCTTTTGGTTGAGGGCGCATTAGAGGGCTATCCTGTTGGTTATTTTGCCCCGACGTACAAACTACTCGAGGGAACGTTTAAAGAGTGTTATAATGCCTTAGAACAGGTTATAAAGCGAAAGCATGATCAGCAGTTTATTGAATTAGTTACGGGCGGGATTATTGAGTTTTGGAGTTTGGATAACCCGAACGCTGGCAGGTCAAGAAAATATAAGGTGGCGATTGTGGATGAGGCGGCATTTGTGAAAGACCTTTGGGAAGCGTGGACACAAAGCATTAGACCTACCTTAACGGACTTAAAGGGCGGGGCGTGGTTTATGAGTACCCCGAAAGGAAAGAACGATTTTTATAAGCTGTGGATGCGTGGGCAAACGGGGGAAGAGGGGTGGGCAAGCTGGCAGATGCCGACAAGCACGAACCCTTTTATTGATATATCGGAAATTTATTCAGCTGAAAAGGATTTGCCTGCATTGGCATTTAAGCAGGAATATTTAGCAGAATTTAATGACAACGTGGCGAATCCGTTTGGCTTTCAGTTTATTAAGCAATGTACGATGCCAATGAGTAGTGAGCCTGCGGTTTGCTTTGGTGTGGATTTGGCAAAGTCGTTTGACTGGACTGTCATAATTGGTCTTGACAGATTTGGTCAAGTCAGCTATTTAGAGCGCTTCCAAAAGGATTGGAATATAACAAAGCAGATAGTAACGCAATTACCAAAGGCACCGATTAAAGTTGATAGTACGGGCGTTGGCGACCCGATTGTTGAAGACCTGCAAAGGCAGCGGCCGAATGTTTTCGGGTTTAAATATTCATCAAGCTCAAAGCAGCAGTTAATGGAGGGTTTGCAATCGGCAATCCATCAACGGAAGGTGGGCTTCCCTGAGGGGGTTATTACAAAGGAGCTTGAGAGCTTTGAGTATGAGTACACGAGAACAGGGGTAAGGTTTAATGCGCCAACGGGTATGCATGATGACTGTGTGAACGCCTTAGCCTTAGCGTGGGCGCAATTTATGGAAAGGAAGCACGATGTAAAATACGTTTTTATATGACATGGAATGACTTAACGGTGGGGCAATATCAAAGGCTTTACGGGATATTAAAGCAAACGGACAAAACAAATTTGGATATCCTTACTGAGATTATCTCGGTATGTGAGGGGTATGCTATTGATGAAATAGACAGCTGGCCGTTTAGTAAGTTAGTTGAAAAGGAAAAGGAATATAAGTTTTTGGAAGCGTTGGACTTTGATAAGACGGCAAAGAAATATATCAATATCGGGAAGATACGATATAAGTTTGTACATAAAATTCAGGACATACCCGCTGCAAGGTATATCGAGGCAAAGCACTTTTTAAAAGAGGACTTTATTGACAACCTTCACAGCTTAATGGCTTCATGTGTTATGCCTATGCGCAAAACATGGCGCGGGTGGGTTGAGGAAAAGTACGATGCAAAGCTGCACAGCCATTATGCGAACGATTTAAGGCAGGCGAAGTTTGTGGAGGTTTATAATTGCACGCTTTTTTTTTGTCAATTATACGTGGAATTGATAAAAGGTTTGGAGCCTTATTTGACAAAGGAGCTGTCGAAGATAACGACAGCGGACAAGATAGCGGAAGTTCAAACAGCTTTGCGGTTAATTACGGATGGATTTACAGTACCGAGCAAGTAGCTGAATTGGAGCGGATTAGTTTGGATGCCGCATACGATATGAATATTTTACAATATTTGAGTGATTTGGTTTACATAAAGGAAAAGCAAAAGAATGAGCGGCGAATGATGGAAGAGGTCAAAAGAAAATATAAGTAGTTTTTTGTAGCATAGCAAGCATACATCCCCGGCTTATTCTTGGGCAGGGGTTTTGTTTTTTAGGTATTTATTAAAAGATATGCCAACAATAGCACAAGCACAAGCGAAATTAGGGGGGAGTACATTTACCGGAACGGGTATATCTAAAGGCGTGTTTATGCCTAAAGAGGATATGCCTTTGGCGTTGCAGATGGTAGCGGAATATGTTGAAGCTTTTGAAAGAAAAGTTGATGATGAATTGAATAGGTTGGATAAAGTGGATACTGGAGACCTTGCAAGTTCGATAAGGTTTGAAACGACTGAAACGAGGAACGGGATTATAATAAGCGTTTTTGTAAATGATTATTACAAATTTGTTGATAAAGGTGTTAGGGGTGTGGGGCGTGGTAATATTAACACTACTTCGCCGTATAAATTTAGAACTTTAAACCCATCGAAAAGCCATCAAAATGCAATTCGCAAATGGTTAAAAAATAATGATGTAAAGTCAAGGGCAACGGATGTAAAGAAATACGGGGCGGTAGGTAGGGAGCAAAGGCAGCCAACGGATACGACATTAGCTTTCCTTGTTGCACGGAAAATTAAAAGGGTGGGTTTACCTTACACGGGCTTTTGGGAGAAAAGCATTGATGCCGTGTTCAAAGACTTTGATGTGAAGATGTCGCAGGCTTTGGGTATTGATGTAAGGGTTAATTTGGAGAATATGGTTAAAGAGATTAAAAAGAAAAAATAATGGCAATCACAATTAAGAGCGCTCCACAGGCGTCTGGTTATGTATCCGCAAATGAAGATGTATGGCACGTGGCAGATAGCACGAATAAAGCGGTTATAGGGTTTAAGTATCTTTTTGATATTTACAAGGGCGCTGAATTACTTACAAGGATAACGAACAGCCCGTATGGTAATGACCAATACGGCGTTATAAATGTAGGCAATATTGTGAGGTCGGCGGTGGCAGTGGATACGCTGGCGGATATAGATATGCAAAGCACTTATAATACATCTTTCCCGGTGTTGAATGCAGGCGCTGACTTTTGGTGGGGCGAGTACGATGTAAGGTATGGTGAGGTGTGTGGAACGACAACTACAACAAACGATGCATCAGGCACTTATCGGGTTTATAATACCTATAATAGGCACCCGCTTCACAAGGCAGGGGCGGCGCTAAGTAGCGGCACGGTGTATTTGACAAACCGACCGAATGAAAGTTACTTTTATATCGGTGAGCCTATAATATTAAGTTTTAACGGCAAACGATTAGCGGCGGGCAATGAGTTTGATATATGTATTGCGGGCGGTGAAAATACGGTTACGGCTGTGGATGGCTTTCACTATTTCAGTATAAATGGATTAGGTGGGGATGCTGATGTAGAGATTGAAACGAGTGGCACCGTGCTGGCTACAAAGAAACTAAAAAAACGGTGTTCGAAATATACACCTTACACATTGATATTTTTGAACACCTACGGGGCGTGGGATAGTTTTACGTTTGTCAATGGCAATGTATTGACCGACAATCAAAAAAAGAAATTCGAGCAAAGCGAATGGAAGTTGAGCGGCTTTAATATGGTCAATAAAACGGGGAAGGTGCTATATGAAGGGATGCGAACGTATGGCAGCGAGTTTAATACAAAGATGAAGCTTACAACGGATCTTTTAAATAGTGATGAATATATTTGGCTGTTTGAGTTAATCGTTTCTCCTTTGGTGTATTTATGGGATAAAACGGCAAACCTTTTCCATCCTGTGCAAATTACAGATAGCAATTATGAGATAAAGAACAGCTTACAGAATAAGACAGAAACATTGGATATTAATATCGAGGTGTACAAACAAAATACTCAGTACCGATGATTTACGAACTATTTTTGGAGGGGCAATTAGTTGATATCCGTCAGGATTTAGGGATGCAGCTTAGTTACAATATTGACGATGTTAATAAGTACGGCAGCCGGGATACATCATTCAGCAAAACGATTGTTTTACCGGGTACGGCAAAGAACAATAAGATACTGGGATTTGTGGGGGAGTTAGGGAGCAATAATCCATATTTACCCGGCAATGAGAATATAGGCGTTAATTTCAACGTGGCGCAAACCACTAAGGCAGAGCTAAGGGCAAACGGGCTTTTGCTCTTAAAGGGTGTTTTTAGGCTCACAGGGATTGTAAAGGAGCGGGATATGATAGAATATGAGGGCAATTTATTCGGTGAGCTTGGCGGGTTTATTGCAGCCATTGGGGCGGATAAGTTAGAGGATTTGAATTTCAGC